CTGCTCGCGAAGGTTGATCCTGACGTGGCGGTCATGCTGCGCGGCTACCGGCGTTGGTGGGGGGCCGCCTGATGGACCTCGGACTTGTCATGGATGAGGTGGCCGGCCGGCTGGCCACCATCTCCGGCCTGCGCGTCTTCGCCTACCCGCCCCCGACGCTGGCGCCTCCGGCCGCAATCGTGTCCTACCCGGAGTCGCTCACCTTCGACGCGACGTACGGGCGGGGCATGGATCGCATGCGCCTGCCGGTGGTGGCGGTGGTGGGCAAGCCGTCTGACCGCTCCACCAGGGACCACCTGGCGGCCTACTGCAACGGCTCCGGCCCACAGTCGATCAAGGCGGCGCTAGAGGTTGGCCTATACACGTCGTTCGACACGCTGCGGGTCGAGTCGATCGACTTCGATGTGGTGGGTATCGCCGGGGTCGACTATATGGCCGCCATTCTCACGCTGGATATCACAGGGCAAGGGAGCTAGGCAATGGCATTCGTACATGGAAAGAGCACATTCATCTCGCTGAACGGCAGCGACCTGTCTGTGTATTGCAACACGTCCAGCTTCGAGCGCAAGGCTGACAAGCATGACACCACCACCTACGGCAAGGATAACCACGTGTACTCGGGTGGCCTGGGCGACGGCGCCGCGAGCATGGGCGGCGTCTACGACAACACTTCGGCCGGGCCGCATGACACCATCGGGCCACTCATCGGCACCGTGGTGGAGCTGATCCGTCGGGTCGAGGGCACCGGGTCCGGCCTGCCGCAGGACACCGTCGACGTCCTGATCGAGTCGTACGTCGAGACATCGCCGGTGGCGGACATGGTGGCCTGGGCGTGCACCATCCAACCGTCCGACGCCGTCGTCTCCACCAACCAGTAAGGAGACATTTCGATGACCCTATCAGCTAAGTTGGTCTCGTCGCTGACAGCCACCCTGACCGACCCACTTGACCTGTCCACTCCCACCGACCCGCTGACCGACACCGTTCGGATCACCCTGACTTCGGGCACCGGCCTGAATCAGGCTGACATGTCCTGGCATGACACCCGGACCCTGGCCGCATCGGCAACCGAGGATCTGGACCTGTCCGGGGTGCTCACCAACGCGTTCGGGGACACGCAGGCATTTGCGCGGATCAAATTGATCCGGGTGACTGCGCTGGCCGCGAACACCAACAATGTGAATGTGACCCGGCCCGCGGCCAACGGGGTTCCGCTGTTCCTGGCCGCGGGTGATGGTGTCCCGGTGAAGCCGGGCGGCATGTACGAGTGGGTGGCGCCCGACGCGACCGGGGTCGCGGTCACCGCTGGCACCGGTGACTTGCTGACGTTCACCAACTCGGCCGGCGGCACGAGCGTCACTTACAGTGTCACGATCATCGGCGCGAGTGCATAGGGGGTCCATCATGGACATGCGGTCGCGGTTGCTGGCACCCAGGGCGGACACGCCCTCGGGCATGCCAGAGGATGACGTGGAGGTGCCCGGCATGGGCGCGGTGCGGGTGCGTGGCCTGTCCAGACTGGAGGCCATCGGCATGCAGGTAGCGCACGGCACCGCGGCGATCGAGCGGCGCACCATCGCGCTGGCCATGATCGATCCGGTCATGACTGAGGATGAGGTGGGCCGCTGGCAACGGGTGTCGGTCGCGGGGGAGCTCCAGGGCGTAGCCGACAAGATCCAAGCCTTGTCGGGCATGGCTGACGACTCCGCGAAGGAGGCGTACAAAAGCGTTCGAGGCGAGCCCGACGCTGGAATTCGAGTTCTTCCTGGCGGCGAAGCTGCGGATGACGGTGGCGCGGTTGCGCTCTGAGATGAGCAGTGACGAGTTCATGCGCTGGGGTGTCTACTTTGGTCGGCTGGCGCAGCGGATAGAGCTGGAGCGCTTGAGGGCGAGGGGGTGATGTCGTGGCCGATGCGATCAGGATCACCGGCCTGGCCGAGTTCAGCCAGCGCCTGAAGGCGCTCGATGGTGACCTGCCCAAGGCCCTGCGCGTCGCCCTCAATGAGGCCGCCAAGGGCGTGGTCGACTACGCCGTGCCCCGGATACCCAAGCGCACCGGGCGGGCCGCCGCGAGCGTCAGGGCACGCTCTACCCGCACGGCGGCCCGGGTCGTCGGTGGCGGGCCGCGCGCGCCTTACTACCCGTGGCTCGACTTCGGCGGGATTACCA